CGATTGAAGCACAAGATGCTCAAGGAAATGCCACAGGTATTGCTCTAGCGACGAGCAATTATCGGTTAGTTCGAGATTTGCCGAGAGTATCAGGAGGAGCGGGGCGAATACGATTTACATTTGATAACCCCTATTCGGTGACGGCAAGTGGAAATTATTGTCTAGTGTATAATTCAGATTGCCCCTTTACCTCTATTGGGTCGGATTTTTACACAGCAATCTTTGGCATAAATACCGACACCTATCCATCTGGAAATGGGAGGGTGTTTAGCGCCAACACGAATACATGGAAACCATCAACCACACAAAGTATAATCGATTTCAATTTTCGTGTTTTCATTGAGGCGAATAATACCCCAGTAGTGATGCCGAGTGGATATACTCAAAAATGCTTACTGAGTTATGTGTCAACTGGGCATGGATTGTTCTTCCGTGAATACACTCAACGAAATAGAAAAATTGTCACCTTACATCACTGGTATTGGAGATTTATTGATTTTGCATCAGGAGCCCAATATCTTCCTTTTAATCAACCATATCAACTCCCAATTAGTTTAGTTTTTACACTTGATGTTGGCTATGGGGTTCCTCCTGTTCCATGCATGGTACAAATTGGATACGCTTCATATCCCGCAGATGGCATCTATTTGTCTTTCGCTGATGTCCATGCCCCCTCCGTACTAGCAAATTCCACATTGACATTGGTGCCCGTTGAATCAGATGGAGTGGTGTATGCTAACACAACTTCGGGAGTGGGGGCATATCATAATAATCCTGTTCTCGTAGAACATCAGGCGGTTTTAACGTGTCTGATGATGAGTTTTCCTCAATTGGTCCCTTCTACTATAGAGTTTTAATATGCCATTTGTCTGGGTTAATGAACCACAACTCCCCTCTCCTGCACCAGTCGAAATACCTGGGGAAACTGCTACGTCTACATTAGTTAACGAAGTGGCAAATACCGTCAATGCTGGGGGCACCCTAGAATATTACACTCCTACCCCGAAATACAATGTTGTATATGTTGTTCCACAGTTAAATGTTAATACCACAACATTAACAAATGCAACCATTGGAAGATTGACGATCAATCTCAGTGCAAATGTCACTCGCTCGACTATTAATACGGCAGCATTTGGAAATGTGGCGGCAAATACCCTGTATATCACAATTGGTACAATGGGGCAGAACCCTACTTCAAATTTAGAAATTGCAACGAAAGAATATTTGGATACTCAAGTAGCCAATGTACCCGCAAGCGGAAGTGATCTACAAAATATTATCGATGCTGCTGGTGATTTGCTTGTGGGAATTGCAGCGAATACGGCAACACGATTACCAATCGGAAGTTCTGGGCAGATCCTTACGGTAGATTATTCCGAACCATCGGGATTACGCTGGAAATCCGTTGGGTCAACTGATGGGAGTGAATCATTCTCAGGTCTCTGGATGCAAACTCATCGTGATCGATACTTACAGAATACCCACATATGGTTACGCCAGTGTGATGATGTGCTCTATAACGATGGAAGTCATGGAAGAGGATTAAGTAACCTAACATGTAATATTGCGGCATCGGGAGCCGGGGGGCTTGATACGGGGGCGGAAAAAAATTCACAATGGTATGAAATTTACACGATTCATGATAGCACGAATGATCTTGACACTCTTCTATTGCACCAATGCACTAATATACGACAAGAAGCGGCACTTACAACTACCTCCGATCTATCACGAACGTTAAGACGGTTCACGGCAACAAATGGATATTTGGGGCAATCTTTTATTTCAGCGAATACTGGACCTATTCACTCAGTTGAATGTGAAATTTCTTCTGCTGGGTCTCCAACTGGATTGATTTGGATAGAAGTACGATCTGATTCGAGCGGGTTTCCTGATTCACTTCTGGGTGTAAGTCGCCCACTTGACGCATTGAGAATTCCTACCGATAAAGCGCGAGTGAGATTTTTGTTTTCTGATCCTGTTACACTCACCGCCCAAACCACTTATCATATCGTGCTGGCGGGGGATTATGCACTCAGTGATGCGAATTATATCCAACAATGGGGGATCACGGCTGGCGGATATGCGTCGGGGGTCGCTACTGAATATCACGTTAACACCACAAGTTGGCATAATTCGGCTGATGTTGGGGGGCCAGCCGATTTCTGGTTCAAAGTGTTCATAGAGAACATAGCACAAACAAATATTGTGCTCCCAGGAGCATATGATAAGTATTGTTTATTAGGGTATGTGTACAATAATAGTGTGGGCAATTTCAAACATTTCATTCAGAAGGATCGACATATTCTAACCTTCATATCCGAAGATTGGAGAGCGTGGGTCACCGCAACCGGTACCGTTGAGGCGGTTGACATGTCTGCCTGTGTGCCTCCACGTGATGGATTTGCTCTTATTCAAGTAAAATATAATAATAATCTGGCTGCACACATTCCTATTGGTGGAGTTGAGTGTACCGACATGCCAATCACCCTCACTCCGAAAAGTGGATACACCACCGCAAATACCCATGGAACCGGTGGTGCCGCTGGAGGTGCGGGAATGTGGAAGTATGCCCCGATTGTTCTTGAGAACCAAACCATGTTGATTCGTTCCAATTCGGCTGGGTGTAATGTCTACATAACCGAGTTTTCATTCTAAAGGCGCACCATGTCATTTAATTGGGTCCCCACACCACAAATTCCAACACCAAATATCCCCGAACCGATAGGTTCATCTGAAGTCAGTTATAAAGTAGATGTGGTTGCCAACACGGTAGATTGGGGTGGAGAAGTACGATACAACACCGCAAATGCTTCTTATGATGTGGTATATGAATTTGACTCGCTTAATGTATCGATGATGGTGATAGACAATGCCTTCTTCGATACTGCGACGATCAATACGTTGAACATAAATGTGGCCACGGCAAACACAGTAACCATAGGGACCGCCAACATTGCGAATCTGTATGCAACCTATGGAACAATTACGGGGAATGCTACATCAAATTTGAGTGTCGTCACTAAAGAATATGTGGATAATGCAATTGCATCAATTTCTGGGGGAACTGGGTTCGACACTACCGCGAATCTGTTTCTTACACAAGGAGACCTTCTTGTAGGATTTAGCCCCAATACCGCACATCGATTGGCGGGAGGAAGTAATGGACAAGTATTAACCGCGAACACATCATCAAGTGTTGGTGTATCTTGGGAAGATGCTCCAACCCCACAAGAAGCCCTTGGTCTATTCATGGGAAGTCATTGGCATCCCTATAAGAAACAGACTACCGTTCTTCTTAAAAAAGCAAACGCGATTGTGATGGAGAATGGGGATTATGTTCCGGGGTGGAATAATCTCACCGCAAATATTATGAGTAGTGGGGCTGGGGGAATGGATAGTGTAAGTTCCTTGGGAGCAAATACTTGGTACTCCGTGTATGCAATCTACAATCCACACACCGGGAATAAATCACTTTTACTCCACCAACTTGAGAGTAGAGTGTTAGAACAGAATTGGCCTGCGGCCACTGATACTGAACTTGCCTTCCTGGGATTTAATTATACAAACGCAACCAATCCATTTTCGAGATATATCACTAAAGTTTCACAGAGTTTTATTCCTTCTGTTGTGGCCCCGGTGTATGGAGTGGAACTGCGAATAGCGACCCAGACAAATCCTTCAGGAAATTGTTGGGTGACCCTTGAACCAGATGATGGTACAGGAAATGCGAGCGGGTCCGTACTCGCAACAAGTCGAATCATATCATCGAGCGAGCGGGCTTTTCCAGGATCAGGCAGTTCGGAGGCATCGGCTCTCTTTATTTTTGACACTACCATAACCCTTACCCAAGGGCAACGATATCACATTGTCGTCAATACGGATCGCCCGTATTTTGTTACCGGCACAGAGACGAATGCTGTTATGATAGCGGGAAATACTGCTCCAATAACTTCTGGAGCGTCATGGATGGCCAATGTGGGATATAATGCCGATCCTGGGGCGTTTCCATACGGATATGGAGATTGCCGATCTTGGAATGCGGCGGGACAGCGATGGTGGACCACTGCAAATACTGGTACATCATTTGCTACGCCAGCAGATCTCTATTTTAAGATTTATATACGAACGAACAGAAATGATGTGGTCCTCCCATCGGGATATACTCAAAAAGCGTTAATCGGGTATGCGTGTACCAATACCCAGAGCCGATTGAAAGAGTACAAACAGATCAACAGAACCATTTGCACTGGGTATGATAATGATTGGTGGGGGTGGAGAAGCAATACAACTCCCACTGGGGATGCTCTAGTAGACTTAGGCCCTGTGGTTCCCCCGGTTAAGTGTGCCATTCAAATTTTAACACAACAGGGGGGTGCCGCCACTTCACAAGGAACCTTTACCCCGGTAATAAATGCAGGAACATTTTGGAATAATCCATGGCCGTCAACGAGGGGAATCGTTTATTATCAAAGTAGGGGGTTTCAAATATATCCTTCTATTCCAGTTGAAATCAGCGATACTCAACGCATTCTCGCGTATCAAACAGACTTAACTACACAATTTTATATTGCCAGCATCACCTTCTAATCATATAAATACTTTCTATCGTCTATCTACGAAAGGTCTAACATGGCAGGTTATGTTGCACTAGAAATAGAACAATATGCATCATGGAATCGTACCATTACCGTCAAGGGTAGTACGGGGGTCCCACAAAATCTTGTTGGATCAACTGCAAATACCCTCATGAGGAAATCCTTCTACACGACAAAAGCCAATACAATTGAAACACTCATCACAGATGGGGCCAATGGACTACTCACGTTACAAATGAGTGCCGCAAATACTGGAAACTTGACGCCAGGACGGTATGTATATGACGTTACTCTCACTAGTAATACGGGGAGTGTCCAACGAGTGATTGAAGGAATTATCGTTGTAAATCCAGGAGTTACGCGATAATGCCTAGCGTGATTGTTACTAGCCCAGCCCCAATTACCGCTCAGGTAAAAGGTGGAAAATCTACGGCAATCGTTCAAACTGGTTCCCCAGTTACTAGGTTAACAGATTTATTGGATGTTAACACTCAGGGGGTACAGGATGGACATGTGCTTGCGTACTCTTCCGCCAACGGAAAATACGTCACCGTCCAAATTGACGCAGGAACTTTCTAAATGAACGTTACCGTACAAATTAAAAATAGTGCCAATACCGGAAATATCCCGGCTTCTCTTGCCAATGGAGAATTGGCCATTAACCGCGTCGATGGGCGGTTGTTCTATAAACACGCCAATGGAACAATTGTATTCTTGGCAACGGGGGGAGGGGGATCATCTAGTAATGC